GTCGATCTTGCCGTCAGAGCGGATCGTTTCGATGCGCTCGAGGTTGTTCGAGTAGGTCAGTTGAGCAGAGACCACGTTGCCCAGTGCTGTGCCGCCCTTCTTGATGGACCCTTGGAACTGGTTGAAGCGCAGGATGTCGCGTGGCCTCCAGCGTCTGGATGCCATCGGCCAGGCCTTGGGCTACAGCATTGCTGCCGAAGAAGAGTCCTGCCTCGGTGGCGCGCACAACGTCCAAATCCAGGCCGCGCATGGCGGCCACGTGATCGGTGAAGATGGAATACAGCCGATCCACTTCCCCTTGAAGCTCGGTCTTGGCGGCATCCGACAGGGGCTCGTGTGGCGAGTAGTCGTTCTTGTGGGCACCCGCCGTGATGGCGGTGAACCGATAGCCATCCTTGGCGTCTTTGACCGACTGGTCGACATGCAGGGCGATGACGCCGATCGAGCCGACCCCACCGGTCTCGGTCACGAACAGTCGCTGGGCGCTGGCGGCAATCGCATAGGCTGCCGAATACGCGGCGTCGTTGGCCACCGCCCAGACGGGTTTCAATGCAGACACCTCGCGCACACGCCGGGCCAACTCGAAACTGCCCGAGGCTTCGCCACCGGGTGAATCGATATCGAGCAGGATCCCGCTGACCTGGGGATCGGCCAAAGCCGCATCCAACATCGCGGCAATCTCGCCGTAGGACGTGAGTCCCGAGGCGGCTTCCATGCCAAGAGAACGTTTAACCAGCGAGCCGTGGACCGGGATCACGGCAATACCCTCGTGGGCTGCGGTTGCGGGTGGCCGTTGGTACATGGCCATGTCCATGGCTGCCATCGCGGGAGCATCGGCCATGCCGATGCGCTGGCCGACCACCGACAGGATCACGTCCAGCTTGGGCCGGTGAATCAGCAAGGGCGTCCCGAACAGGCGGGAAGCAAGGTAAGTCATGGTTGGGGGTCCTGGTTGTTGGGTGACGCACCACCAGACTCAGCAGTCTGTGATTCGTCAGTCGGTGGATCGCTTGGCTCTGCCGACACTGCAGCCGGCACCTGGTCATGCCGGGCATCGGAGTCAAAAACCAGACCCAGCGCATCGGCCCGAGCGTTGTCCGCCGCGATCTCGCGGTCCACGTCTTCGGCGTCGTAGCCATTGCCGGAGATGGCTTCCGACCGGCTCATGAGGCCCGCGCGGATGGCCAGCTTCATGGCGTTGAATTCCTTTTGCGGATCGACCCAGCTCCAACCCTGTGGAATCCACTTGGCGGCTTGGTAGGCGCGGCGGTCTTTACGATAGCCGGGCAAGGCAATGGCCCCTTCGAGCACCGCCTGATCCATCCAGGCGCGCCAGATCGGCCGGCACAGCTGGTGCACGATCACGCCGTGCTGAAGGGCTTCGCACCGACGACGGAACTCCAGCAACCCGGCCCGGATCGAGGAGTAGTTCACCTGCGTCAGGTCCCCGGTGAGCATCTCGTAGGTGATGCCCATGGCAGCGGCCACCGCGCGGAACTGCTGGCGCATGAATTCAGCGTAAGAACTGCCGACATCGGCCGGTGCCGAGAACTTGATGTCTTCGCCGGGTTCCAGGATCTGAAGCGTGCCCGGCTCCATGCCCGCGAGTGCCACACCGTTGGCATCTGCCGCCGACTCGCCCATCAGGTTGTCTTCTGGAGCCATGCGGGTGATGAAGCCCGCGAACATGGCGGCGGTTTTTTTGCGGACCAGCTCGGCGTCGTCGTACTGATCCAGCTCGTTGAGTTTGACGAGCGCCCGAGTGAGCCAAGGTTCGCCCCGGATCTGGCCGGGACGCAGCGGGCGGAACAGGTGGATCACTTCACTGGCATCGACCCGCAACGTGTCCATGCCACCACCGCCGGCATTGCTGGACATGGGTGCCAGCAGCCCATCGTTAGGATGCGATCGGTACAGGTGGTAGGCCACCCGGAGCCCCAGTTTGTCGAACTCGATGCCAGCGCGAATCACGTTGCCACCCGGCAGATCCCGGTTCATGGTGGTTGGCAGGTGCTCGGCTTCCAGCACCTGAATCTGCAGCGCCACCGGCAGACCATCTTCGGTACGGCGGTAGCGCAGTCGCACCAGGGCTTCACCGCCTTCGAGCATGGCGCGAGTGGCCAGTGCCTGCAGACCGTAGAAGTCGGTCAGTCCTGCCGCATCGGCCTGTTCACACCAGTCCCACCACAGGCTGTGGATCGCCTCGCGCGTGGCCTGGTCCTGCACCATGCTCTGCGGCTTGATGCCGGTGCCAATGGCGTTGGCCACGAAGGCTTCGATACCCGCGGCGGCCCAGGCGTTGCGCCGGACCAGGTCACGGCTTTTGGCACGCAGTTCGTCTTGGGCCAGCGACAGAGCGGCCACCGCACCGGGGTTGCTGGGCATCCAGGCCAAGGCGCGCCGACCACCACCAGTACCGTCATAGACCGGCATGCCGCCGAACATGCGGCGGCTGATCCGGGTCATGGTTTTGAGCCAGGCCATCAGAGTGCCTTGCTTGTGGTCACGCGGATCTGGCGGGATTTGGGTGCGCCGGATTGACGAGCCATGGTAGCTTCGACCTCGGCAATCGCGGCCTTCAGATCGGCCACGCTGCGGTACTCGATGCTTTTGCCCTCATAGGTCACGCGGTGCTCGCCGCTGGCCAGCGCTTCGCGCAAGGCCTGCAGGTGTTCTGGTATGTAGGTCATGTTTTGGTCATCCTCAATTCATCCATTTGCTGCGCACCACCCGACGCGGGCTCGGTTTGGCGCCACCAGAAGTGCTGAGGCCACCGTCAAACTTCTGCTCTTGGGTGGCCTCGGGGGTGTTGAGGGGAGCGATATCGGTTGGTGGACCGACACCGAGTTGTTTTTCCAATTCGAGCCAGTGCCGGTCTTCGAATCGATCCAGTCCTGCCGCCGCTGCGGCCGCCCGGGCGTAGACGTAGCAGTCCAGCGCCTCGTTGCGCTCTCGCATCTTTTGCCACTCGCGGTGGGCAAAGCCATTACGGTCGCGCCGGGTGATCAAGTGCTCGGCGCACAGTTGCTGCAGGTATTCCGCATCGACCTTGGGCAGGTGCACGAAGCCGGCCGGGTAGATCGGCGTGATGCCGTCTTCGGCCACCTCGGCGCTTTTGCGCAGGTTGTTGTAAAACTCCAGCTTGGCAATGCCACCCGCCACAGGAAACACCTTGATACCCCGGCGCAGCTTCTTGCCACTGGCCGTGGCGTCCACCGCCGTTGGCGTTCCGATCAGCGCAGCACCTCCAGCGATGCCCTTGATCGGCATGAGCCGGACATCACGCACGCTGCGCACAAAGGCATAGGCCTCCTGGGTGGCGTAGCCGGTATCCAGCGCCAGGCGCGCCAGACTCAACTGGCAGCCACTGCTGTGGGTCCAGGCTTCACCCATGAGCTTGGCCAAGTCTGACCAGACTTCGGTGCGTGCGGTATCGCCCATCAGGATCCGGTGCTCCACCAGCCACGCAGCCTTGCCGCGCCCGAAGGCCCAGACTGAGACTTCGATGCGGTCCTTCTGCACGTCGGCACCGGCAGTGAGCAGCAAGCCGCCCGCGGGCACAGTCCCGATGCGGTAATCCTCTCGTCGCTCCAGCAGGCGTTGCCAGTCGGGGGCTTCGCCTTCTTCGACCCAGGTCTCACCCAGCTCGGTGTTCTTGAAGGTCTTGATGGCCGATGCTGATCGGGAATCGGCCATCGCCGCCGACTCCCAGGCTCGGGCGATCTCGATCCAGCTTCGCCAGCCCACCGGGCTGTAGAGACTTGAAAGATGAAACCCAGCGGTGCGCCCAGCTTGTTCTGGCTCACACGCCTGCCACTTGCCGTTGTCCAGCATCCAGGTCTTGTGATGCTCGGCAATCGGCTGGCCGCAAGACTCGCAGATATAGGCAGCCGTTTCCGGCTGGCCCCGCTCCCAGCGCAGCTGCTCAAACCGCAGCCACTGTCGGTGGTCGCAGTGTGGGCACGGCACAAAGTAGCGGCGCTGGTCGGATGCATCGAACTCGCGTTCGACCGCACTGGCCCCGGCAATCGTCGGGGTCGAGACGATCAGGATCTTGCGCCGCGCAAAGGTGCGGGTGCGAGCCTCGGCAAGCGAGATCGCGTCGCCTTCACCTTCCACATCCAGCGGGTAGCCGTCGACCTCATCGAGGAACAGGTAGCGCACCGGCATGGAACGCAAGCCCACCGCGCTGTTGGCGCCGGTCATCACCAGCACGCCGCCATGGAATTCCTTGGCCAGGATGGTGTTGCCGGAATCCCGACTGCGGGCCGGTGCGATGCGCTCCTGGATGGCAGGGCTTTCCTCAATCAGCGCATCAATGCGCTGCTTGGAGGCCCGCTTGGCCATCTCCACCGTGGGCCACACCGCCATCATCGGACCCGGGGCGTGGTGGATCACGTAACCCACCCAGTTCAGGCCCAATTCGGTGCCGCCCACCTGGGCGCCTTTCATGAACACCACCCGCTCGATCGGCGACATGGGTGACAAGCAATCCATGATCTCGCGCAGGTAGGGCGTGCGGCTGGTGCGCCAGCGGCCCGGCTCGGACGCCTCCTTGCTGGAGAGCACCCGGTGTTTGTCGGCCCATTCGGACACGGTGAGCAGCGGATCCGGGGTGAGGCCTTCGCGCCAAGCGCGCTCAATGGCGTCCCACCCTTCGTAATACAGCTCGTCCATGGTCAATCCACCTTGGCCTGCAAATCGCCCAGGTCCTGCAGTTGCTGGCGCACGGCGGCGTCGAGCGCCACATGCAAGGCATGCGGATCGACACTCAGCCCTGCGGCCATCTGGGAAGAGATGCGCGCCGGCCAGTTCAGCCAGGCATCGCGCTCGGCCCGGGCCAGCTTGAACACATGGGCCACGGCCTGTGAGCGATCGACCAGCTCGCCCTTGAGGCGGGCCAAGCGCACTTTGTTGGTTTGCGCCTTGACCACTTCGTTGACGGTGCGCGCCTGGAGCAGGGACGTGCCTCCACTCGACAGCACCGGGACGGGCGCCTCAGGGTTATCCCGCACCACCTTTGCGGAAGTCTGGGGAATCTCGCGGGCAGGTGCGGAAACCTGCGGGGCCAGTTTGTCGCTGGCGGCATCTGCCATCGACCGCCGGGTCGGTGTGGTGTTGGCTGCCCATTGGGCATCGGCCACCACCGGATCGATGGTGCCGTCCGGCAGCTGGCTGATGCGCCCGGTGTCGATGGCCTTCTTGACGGCCACGTGCGACACGCCTCGGTGGCGCGCGTAGGCGCGAATGGACAGTCCCATGGTGTTGATCTACTCAGTGCAAGTGGGTGGCCTCCTGGAGGTATGGGTCAGGCAAAGGCGAGTGAATCACCCGGGATAAGAAAGAGCTTGGCTTCTGGGGCGCGCAGCGCGTGAATGCGGATGTCGATTGACAAGCAACCCACCAAGGAGCCCCACATGGCCAAACCCAAGCAACCCACCGCACTCTCCCCCGACGAGATCGAGCTCTTGCTCGAATCGATTGCCCTGGACCACCTGTTCATCGAAACCCTGCAAACCCGCCACCGTGACAGCCTGGACTTCCACGACGTCAGCGTCTGGGGTGTCAAAAGCGCCCTGCAAGCCGCGTTTGATGCTGGGCTGCGTGCCGCTGGAGGCGCGCCGAAACAGACCGTGCACCGCGTGCGCAAAGTCACCGCAGCACATCAAACCAGTGGCAACGGCAGCGCCGCCGCCCTGCAAGCGTGAGGGCGCCATGACCATCTCACTCAACCCCAACCAGCAGGCCATCCTGGAACACGCCGTGCAACACAGCGGCGGCAAGATCGTCTGGTTTCCCGAACACATCAAGGGCGGCGCCCGTGCCAAGGTGCTCGAAGGCTTGTTCAAACGCGCCCTGATCACGCCCGACGGCGATGACTGGGTGGTGGCTGCCGAGGGCTACGGCGCCCTGGGACTACCCCGACCGGGCGCCTTGCCACCGACCATCACGCTCGACGACCCGGCGCTGGATGCCGATGTCGCCACTGCCGAGGCCAGTTGGCAGCAGCCCGCCAAGGGCAAGCCAGTTCGCACCCGTGCCGACAGCAAGCAGGCCCTGGTCATTGGCCTGCTGCAGCGCCCCGAGGGCGCCACCATCGCGCAGATCATGAAGGCCACCGACTGGCAACAGCACACCGTGCGCGGCACCCTGGCGGGAACACTCAAGAAGCGCCTGGGGCTGACCATCACATCAGCCAAGGAGGCCGGTGGTCAGCGGGTGTACCGCATCGAGTCCACGGCCTCTGCCAATGCCACCGCCACCACCACTGAATCGGAGGCTGCATGAACGCCCGCCCCAACTTGGCGCGCATCGATGAACTGGGGCAACGCCTGGCCGACCAGGCGTTTCGCACCCTGATCAGCCTTTGCCCCGAAATCCGCAGCGCCAGCCCGGCGCGCCAGGAGGCGGTGTGCGCCGCGATGCGCGCCAAGGTAGCACCAGCCATCGACAGCATGCTCGAAGACGCGCGGCTCGCGCCCTGTTTGGCCGAAGCGGCATTTCACAACGCCGTGCTGACCCTGGCACTGGCCGGCGTCGAAGCCTTGCAGGCCAAGGCCGTGAGCCCCAAGTACCGATCAACCAGTCCAACCACCACACCAACCAGAAAGGCCCGTCATGCCCAGCATGTCCATCACCATTGAACGCACCCCCTTGACCCTCCAGTGGGAGGGCCAGGAGATTGAGGTCGAGCAGCTTGGGATCCGACTGCCCTTTGCGCGCAAGCCCGAGAACCTCAATGACATGAGCGCCAGCGGCGACTACATCGTCTACGTCACCGAGACCCGGACCATGACGCCTGAGGAGTTCGATGGCTTTGCCACCAACCTGCTGGTCTCGCGCGACTGGCTCGCCGGCAAGGGTGGCTATGTCGGCCAGGGACGTTTGTGCGTGGAAGTCCACGCCCCCGGTCGCCCATATCTGTATGTCGATCCATCTGGCGGGGACTACGGTCGTTATGTTGGGCGTGTGGGCTAGTGGCTGTGACGCCACGCTGTCCGTCTTCTGCAATCAAAGCCTTGGCTTTGCATCGCAACAGCGCGTCAATGGAGTCATTGCCAAACGATTGAACGGAGCCACACCATGACCCTCGACCTTGACACCCTGATGCGCCAGATGACCGAACAAAAGGCCAAAGACGCCTTGCTCACCGCCCGATCCACCCTGGAGCGCAGTCTGCGGGAGTTGGACCATTACATCGAGCGACTCGACACGGCCGAGACGCTGCACGACAAATCGCAGGTGATGAACTGGGCGCTCAACGCCCTGGCCTGCAACATCACGCCCAACCTGCGCTTGGACCTGATCGCCAACGCACAGGCCGAGCTGGCCAGCGTCGCGAAATGATCACGCTCTCGAAAAATGATCGAGAAAGCCTTGGCTTCTGTGCTCTACAGCGCGTCAATGGAGTCATCGCCAACACAGAAACAGACACAGACATGGAGCCGACGATGACCACCACCCAAATCCCTGCCACCCAGAACGAAGCCTGGGGCTTTTGGGGCACGATGAATGATCAAGCCGCAGCAGCTTGGCCGATCGCGATGACGGCGATTTCGGACGCCACCTTCCAGCCCCTCGAATCGGTGCGCGCCTTCCTGGACAGCCGCCATGGCCGTCACTTTGCCGACGATGTGTTGAACGGCCTGCACGCTGGATTGAACCTGCACGATGCGATCCACGCCGCCACCCAACGCTGGATGGGCTGGACCATCGGCCGCCTGACCAGCAAGCAGCACGGGATTCCCAAGGGGCTGCCCTACCTGACGGGCTTTGTGATTCACTGCGAGATCGTCGAAGAGGCCCTGGCCGACTGACGCACCCGCAGGGCTTCAAAGCTCCGGCGCAGCGCGTAGCTCCGAACAATCGAGACGGCCGTGAAGATCAAGCCAATCAGCAGGTTTTCTGTAACGGTCACGGCCAGGCCGAACAGTGGGAACACCGCCATCTGCGTGATCACCGCCACCCCGTATCCCACCAGCACATTGGCGAGCGACTCCACCAGGGACATCAGGCGCGACTGCTTCATGCGCCAGCCTCCACTGCATCAGTCTTGACCGCCACACCTGCCAAAGCCGCCAAGTCGTTGAACTTCACTGCGTCAGCTTCCCGGTAGGCTTCCTGCCCACTCCAGTCCTGCCAGCGGCGCACGATCACGTCCACGTACTTGGGGTCGAGTTCGATGAGCCAGCCGATGCGGCCGGATTTTTCAGCGGCGATGAGGGTGGTGCCAGAGCCGCCGAACGGGTCGAGCACGATGTCACCCGGTCGGCTGGAATTGCGGATCGCGCGCTCGACCAACTCCACCGGCTTCATGGTCGGGTGCAGGTCGTTTTTCTGTGGCTTTTTGATGTTCCACACGTCGCCCTGGTCGCGGTCGCCACACCAGTGGCGGTTCTCTCCTTCGGGCCAGCCATACAAGATGGGCTCATACTGACGCTGGTAGTCGGCGCGGCCGAGCGTGAAGGTGTTCTTGGCCCAAATGATGAACGTGGACCACTTGCCCCCGGCAGCACGGAAGGCCTGCTGCAGGGTATCCAGCTCACTGGATGACATGGCGATGTAAGTCGCCCCGGCGCAGCGCTCCAGCATTGGCGTCAATGCGGCCAGCAGGAAGTCGTAAAAACCATCGCCCAAGTTGTCGTTCAGGATCGGGCGGTCCTTGCCGCGCATCTTGTCGCGGGCAGAGTTGGCGTAGTCCACGTTGTACGGTGGATCGGTGAACACCATGTCAGCCTGGGCATCAGCCATCAGCAGATCGTAGCTCTTGGGGTCGGTGGCATCGCCGCACACCAGCCGGTGATTGCCCAGCTCCCAAACATCACCCGGGCGGGAGATGGGGGTGGCCGACACTTCGGGCACTGCATCATCGTCCGTTTGGCCATCGACCGTGGTCTCTTCGCCCGCCATGATTTCGGCCAAGGCATCGGCATCGAAGCCGGTGATGTCCAGGTTGAAGCCGTCTTCCTGCAGTGACTGCAGTTCGATGCGCAGCATGGCGTCGTCCCAGCCGGCGTTTTCAGCAATGCGGTTGTCCGCAATGATGAGCGCTCGGCGCTGGGTGGACGTCAGGTGATCGAGCACGACCACGGGCACGGTGTCCAGACCCAGCTTTTGCGCAGCGGCCAGCCTTCCGTGACCGGCGACGATCACGCCGTCAGAGCCCGCCAGGATCGGATTGGTGAAGCCGAACTCCACGATGGACGCGGCGATCTGTGCCACTTGCTCTTCCGAGTGCGTGCGGGCATTGCGGGCGTAGGGCACAAGCTTGGCCGTCGGCCAGCGTTCGATGTGGGTGGAAAGCCAGGGTTCAGACATGGGTGGATTCGCTTCGTCGTTGTTGGGCGATGGACTCAAAGGTCTCGCCTGTGGCCGCCAGGGTGACTGGCACACCAGGGAAGTTCTGTTGGAAACGGATCACGGCCACGTCAACGTACTCAGGTGCGATCTCCACGGCACGGCCAATGCGACCGGTGCGCTGCGCGGCCATCAGCGTGGTCCCGCTGCCGCCAAAGGGTTCGAACACGATCTCGCCCTCATCGGTGTAGGCCTCGATGACCTCCACCGGCAGCGTGACCGGAAACACCGCCGGGTGGTCGATGTCCTTGCCGATCTTTCCCTTGTGGCGCATGACCCGGATGACTGAGTCGGGGATCCGGTGGTCTTGCGTGGGCTGACCCGCAGCGGTCCAGCCGTTGACCTGGCCGTCCTTGCCGCGCATTGCGGTTGAGGATCCGTCGGCGCGCAGGTGGGTCTCCTGACCAGCGAACTTGCAGGGCACCGTCTTGTTGGGTTTGCGGGTCTGCCGGTTGAAGTGGAAGATGAATTCAAAGCTGGGCGCCAGGCGTCCTTGCCAGTCGCCGGGCATCCCTGGCCCCTGGTCCCAGACGTACCAGGCAAAGCGCCGCCAGCCTTGGCTACGCATCCAATCGAGCCAGAGGTCCCAATAAGGGATGAACTCGTTGTCGCGATGGATGAGGCCGAGGTTGACCAGTACTTGGCCATCGGTGGCCATGGGCACTTGCGCAAACACCCCGCGCATCAGGCCATCCCAGTCGGAAATGCCGCCGGAGGTGTAGTCGCGCTGGTTGCCGTAGGGTGGCGAGGTGAAACAAAGACTCGCCTGTTCGCCCTGCATCAGGGTGGCGACCACGGATGGATCGCTGGCATCGCCACAGATCAGGCGATGCGGGCCCAGTTGCCAGACATCGCCATTGCGGGAGATCGGCTGCTTGGGAGGCTCTGGGACATCATCATCCTCATCGCTGGCCGGTTCTTCATCGGTATCCGAACCCTCCGTCTCTGCAATGTCAGCCAGCATCTGGGCCAGTTCGTCATCGTCAAAGCCGGTGAGCGGCAGGTCATAACCCGACTCGGACAGTTCCGCCATTTCGAGCGCCAGCAGCTCCTCGTCCCACCCGGCGTCCAACGCCAGGCGGTTGTCGGCAATCACGTAGGCGCGCTTTTGTGCCGGGGTGAGGTGGCCCAGTTCAATGACCGGGACCTCGGGCAACTCCAGCTTGCGCGCAGCCGCGAGGCGTCCGTGGCCCGCAATGATGCCGTTGTCGCCATCGACCAGGATGGGTTGCGTCCAGCCAAACTCCACGATGCTGGCCGCGATCTTGGCAATCTGCGCCGGAGAATGCGTGCGCGGATTGCGCGCGTAAGGCAGCAGCGCATCGATCGGCCGGTATTCGATCTGCAGGTTTGGCGTCATGGAATTGAAAAACCCGCCGAGCGTTGCCGCCGGGCGGGTGAGAAATATTCAGGGGGTGGTAACTGTCTTTGGCGGTGGTAACCACAGGCCGGTAACCTGGCCGGGTGGTAACCTGTTTTTCAGGGCAGTCGCTATCGAAATCTCGCGCTGTTGCCCCCCGCATAGCGGAGGCGACCGGAAGGACCCATTAAATCTGCGTCGGATGCGTCAGAGATTTGATGGCATCTGCGACTTGCGCTTCTTTCCTGACCATAGCCGAAACTCTACCCTCAAATCGGCCTTCATGCTTCACGCCCAAAAACCTCCCATGGGTGCGCGTTGCAACTGATTGATGCTCACACACGCCCAAAGACATCAGAACACCCTGCGTTGACGCTGGTAAGAGGTTTGATCACGGCATTGCCGTCGGCAATCTTGCCAGCATCAACAGCTGTCCGATCAACCAGAGTTGAGCCTGTACGCCACCAACTCCATAAGCCGGTGCCAGCGCCGGGAGGCCGTATTGCGGTCACAGGCAAAGCGCCTGCCGATCTGCTGCCACTCGTAGCGGTTGGCGCGCATCCAGACCAGGTGCCGCTGCTCGACCTCCAGCCACTGCACCCAGCGCATGGTCTCGAGCATCCGATCCACGGCCTGTGGACTGGGTGGCATGGGCCGGTACAAACGCTCGGGATCGGGATAGCGTTCAGGCACCTGCATGGCCAGCGTCATCCAGGGGTTGAAGTAGCCTGCGGGGCGCACGCGTGGCAGCTTGTGCGCAGTCTCGGCAGCCTCAGCGAACCGGGCCGCCACGGCATCAGCCGTCCATTGGGTCAAGAGCTCAGCCATGGCGCTTGCCTCCATCACCGTAGAGGCGTTCACCCAACCTGCGCACGAACTGTTTCTCGATCCAGTCCAGGCGGTCGTCCTCTTCCGACACCACCAGGATGTGATCATTGCGCCAGCCATCGCGTTTGACGGCGTCCAGGTCCGGTGTGGTCGGCTGCAGATTGCCCAGGGGGCAGCGGTAGCGGTGTTGCGGCACTTTCATTTCACACCCCCCTCTGCAGCCATGTCTCGGGCCAGGTACAGCAATGCGATGGCATCAGCCTCGTTGTCATCAGCCGGGTTGTGGCCACGGGCACGAACGGATGCCACCATCTCGTCCTTGCTGGCGTTGCCTTTGCCGGTCGCGTACTTCTTGATCGTGCCCACAGGCACGCCCTGGTACGGGATCTGGTGGTGCTCGCACCAGGCAGTCAGCTGGCCCATGAAGCCGCCATACGCATGCGCAGCATCCACACCGACGTGGCGACGGACTTCTTCGAAGACCACCTGGACAATGCCGTTGTTGCACTGCTTGATGTCGGTGAGCCAGCGCTTGAACCGCAGGAAGCGCATGCCGCCGCCTTCGAAGCGTTGCGGTTTGAAGGATTGGCTGCCACTGGTGATGCTGCCGTCGCGGCTGACCAGTGCCCAGCCGGTGGTGGTGCCCAGATCGAGGGCGAGGATGGTTGTCGTGTTCATGTGTCAGTCCTTATTTGATCGGGTCTGACGCAGCTGACACGGCTTATCGATACCCTCCGTGAGGCGAGCGCGCACGCGCACGCGTAAGAGTTACGACAAACTGCGTCAGCTGCGTCAGACCAAGTGGTTTTCATGGGTATCAGTCGTCCGCATAGGGGGTATAGGCTGGCGTCGGCGGGTGTTTGAGGCCAATGCCCTGGAACCCGCGCACGCCCAGCCCGTTGCGCCATTTGTCCAATCCACGCGTGATGAGCAGATCGGAAAAGCGGCGTTGAGCGCCGACAAACTCACCAGCGGCTTCAGCCCACTGCTTCCAATCGTTGAACAACTCGGCGGTCAGCGATTTGGCGTTGGCCTCGCGCACACAACGCTCATCAAGCCAGCGACCCAGGGCGTCCTCGGCTTCGAAATACTCCTCGGTCGCCTCCACCACGCGATGCGGCGGATCGAGCCGGCCCAGCCGTTGCCAAGCCAGACAGCCCTCCAGCGCCCAAGCCAAAATGCCATCGCGCTCGGCCAGCAGCTTTTGCTGCAGGTGCTTGTCACGTTTTTCGGGGGGCACGGTGATCGTGAACGGGATCAGGTGCAGCCTGCGTTTCATCGCCTCGTCGATATTGCGAATCGCGGGCTTGTGGTTGCCCGCCACGAACAACTTGAACTGCGGGAAGAACTCGAAGAAGTCCTGGCGCATGAAGCGCGCCGAGATCTTGTCCCCACCGGTGAGGTTCTTGAGCTTGGACTCGGCCCAGCGTTTGCCCTGTTCGGTTTCGATGGCCGCCACGAAGCGCGCGCCGCGCAGTCCCGCCATATCGGTCGGGTGCCGGTCGGTGCGCGTCTCCATGAAGGTGTCCATCGGCGCATTGGTCGCGTAATCACCCAGGATGGTGGCCAGCGTGTTGACGAACACCGACTTGCCGTTCGCGCCCGTACCGTAAAGGAAGAACAGCGCGTGCTCCTGCGTCGACCCGGTCAGCGCATAGCCGACCATCCGTTGCAGGTAGGACTGCAGCTCCTTGTCGCCACCCGTGACCTCGTCGATGAATTGCCTCCAGGTCGGGCAGTCGCCACTGGGCGTGGCTGTGGTGATCTTGGTCATCCGGTCGGCACGCTCGTGCGGGCGCATTCGGCCTGTTTTGAGATCGACCACACCCCCCGGCGTGTTGAGCAGCCACGTATCTGCATCCCATTCGTCGGTGGTGGCCGCGTGCCTGCGGTCTGCACGCGCCAGGCGCTCCACGCCGCCGACCGTTCCTGCGCTGGCCAATTTGGCGGCGACCTTGGGGTTGTCGGCACGCACTGCCGTCTGGCGGCAGACGCTGCGAATCAAGTCCGTGGCCGCCAGCGTGTCCTCAGTGCGCCAGCGTTGTCCGTCCCACACCAGCCACTTGCCCCAGCCTGACACGTATCGCCAGTCGCGGTGGTAGCGGCGCGTGAAGGACAGCGCCAGCGCGTCCTCCGTACCCCAGACGGATTCGTCACTGCTGACCACCGGATCAACGTCATCGGCCACGTCGTGCATCTGCAGGCGTGGCCCATGGGTGAGGAAGGTGGCGAAATCGAAGCCCTCGGCAATAGCGTCGGCCACGTCCCAGCCCTCGGCGGCTTCTTCGGGCGGGTACAGGATGTGGCAGGATTTGGCTCCCGCCGACAGGATGGCCTGTGCCGCCTGCGTGGCGTACTCCCAGCCCGGCTTATCGCGATCGGGCCAGATCAGCACAGCCTTGCCGGACAGCGGTGACCAGTCGGTTTTGTCGACCGGAGCGTTCGCGCCGTGCATCGCCGTGGTGGCATTGACGCCCGCGTCAATCAGGGCCTGCGCGCATTTCTCGCCCTCGACCAGCACCACCTGCGCAGCGCTGGCCATCCCAGGCTGGTTGTAGAGCGGACGCGGATCGGGCGGTGCCATCTTGCGCCGCTTGGCATCCCAGGGCCGGAACTGCTTCTTCTGCCCGGGTGGGTCGTAACGGTAGACGACGGCTATGAGATGGCCCGCCGCATCGAGGTAGTCCCACTTGGCGGTGGCTGGGCCAAGTTCGTCGACCGGCACGTCCTTCTTGCCAGATCGGCGCAATGGCATCTCGCGGGCGCGCCCGAGCAGATCAGCCGCCGCATCCAGCACACGATTGAAATCCGTGTGGATGTCGAGCGCCGAATGCCCAGCGATCAAGGAAAAAATGTCACCGCCATCGCCCGTCGCGCGATCCGTCCACAACCCGGCCTTCTCACCGTCCAGAACCACCTCAAGGCTGTCGCCAGCACTACCCAACACGTCCCCGATCAGGAACTTTCCCCGGCGTCGCTTGCCAGCTGGGAACATCGTGGCAAGCACCGAGGAAAGGCAAGCGATCAGCCCAGCACGCAGCGCCTCACGTTCACTGTCATCAAGGATGCGTCCAGGCTCGACTGGTTTTGGGGTGTCATTGAAGTCAAGCATCGGTGGCCCCCCCGATCACATCGGCAATGCCAGCCAGTTCGTGCGGAATACGAGATTCGTGCCGCAGCTTTCGCAGCGCCTTCCCCTCGATCTGGCGGACGCGCTCGCGCGTGACATCAATCTTCTCGGCGACCTCATCGAGCGACGACCCGACAAAGAAGCGCTCACGGATCACGTCCGCCTCTCGCGGCGTCAGCGTATCGAGGGCATCTTGAATAATGCGGCCGGCCTGCGCGTGGCTGGCCAGCCGCAGCGGGTCGGCAGACTCCGTTCCACAGGCCAAGGCTTGCACGCTGTCTGCATCCAGGTCGATGCTGGAATGGTTGGTTTCCAGCGGCTGGAGCTGGGCATCCGACCACAGATCGGAGGGGGATGCGTTCAGGAAGTCACACAGGTTCCAGGCGCATTCCCGCAACA